CAGTCAAGAAACTACACTATCTACCGTACCACCAAGATTGAGAGATTTCTTCCGTAGACTTGAGCTTAGATACTATTATAAGCCACAGATGCTAACCGCTGCTACAGATACGCCAGAACTTCCATACGAGTTTCATCAAACAATCGTATATATTGTTTTAGAAGATGTTTACAACAAAGCTGGTAACCTACAGCTAGCACAGCTTTACGCTAGAAAGGCTGATCTTTCGCTTAAAGATTTGATGAAAAGGTACGTCGATCATCAAGATACTATGGTTGTTAAAGGCCAGTTTGGAGTACAAAGATATGGACCACTGTACGACCAAAACAGCCTAAGAAATAAGAGCATATAATGAAATACATAACCACTAAAGAAATCCCCGCTGGTGGTGTAGACCAGCGATTCCAAGCTCCTGATAATACAGCGAGTGAAATCGTAAATATGCGATTGGACTCAACTGGCTTCGGCTGGATCAATGATCGCGGCTTTGAGCCATTTATTGATGATAACACCAGATCTACAAGTTTAGCTGCTCCATCAGATTATTCTGATTTGTTTGTTTGGGACAGACATAGAGGCGCAGAACTTTATGTTATTTCAAAGAAAGGAACTGAACTATTTTACGAGGTAGCTAACAATAGTGGCTTGGCTTCATCACTTTGGAAACCTCAGCACACAATAGCGTTTAATAGAACTCCATCAAAACCAGATGACGTAGGCGAACAGTATGTTCCCTTCGGTAGATTCTGTTTGATATTAAACGGCAAAGATCCGATGCTAAAGTTCTGGGGTAGAGACAGAACAGAGCCATTTGGTTTCGTTCAGAACACACCAACACCAGAAGTATTAGGACCAGATCCAGAATATTTCAAGGGCACCTGTGAAGATAGCCCTCCAACCGTTTCTACATTTCCATATAATGCTAACGATACAATCGGCGGTATATCATTTGGACCAGGATCAGGAACTGGTCTTGGAGATAAAGGAGAAGACAAAGGATCTACCTACAGATATAAAATAAGCTTTATAACCGACACAGGTTCTGAAAGCCCTTTATCATCATATCAAGAAGTAGGTTGGACAAACGTAAACGATGGATTAACATACGCAGTATTTTTCCAGAATCTTCCTATGGGGCCTCCCGGTACAGTAGCAAGACGTATATATCGAACAAAAAACATGGGTTCACTACGCGGAGATTTAGTAAACGATGTATTCTTTTTCGTAGACCAAATAGATGATAACGTATCTAGAAACTATTATGATGTTAAGCCTGATCAGCTTCTTGTTGTCGAAGCACCAGATTCTGCCGCATCCGTTGTTATAAACAACTCTTTAAAATACGGTGCATCTTGGGACGGAAGAATGTGGTTAGCTGGTGGACAAGGAACCGAAACAAAGATTATATATTCTGAACGAGCATTACCAGAGCAGTTTGGAGCCTTCAATAACTTTGATGTAGGTAACAAACGAGGCGGTTCCATAACCGCCCTTATTCCTTATTACGACAACTTGATTATATTTAGAGAGCTGGCAATAGAGGTTATAAGACCAGCAGGTAACGGCACATACGTTTGCACAACGTTATCTTCAAACATAGGCACAACAGCTTCAAATGCAATAACCAACGTACAAGGTAAAGGATTATTCTTTCTTTCATACGATGGTATTTACGCATTTTCTGGAGGTACACTCGGTGGCTCTCAAGTTTCTCTTGTCAGAATATCTAGCACAATAAACAGAGAAATATCAAGAATATCTAAGACTGCCCTAGCTAAAGCATCTGCTGCATACTCTGATAAAGAGAAGGAGTGGTGGTGCATATATCCTGTGGATGGCGAAACCGTAGCAACAAGATCTGTAGTATATCACTCGATTAATGATTCTTGGTCATTTAGAAACAGCTTTGAAGATACAGACCTGATGGTTTATAACAGCATAGCTACACTACCAACAGGATGGTTTATATTAGCGCCACGAATCAAAACAGCTAGCAACACACCTATTGTCGGTCAGAATACCTCAAATCCGAATGGTCTTCAGATTTGGTCTGCAAGAAAATCAGCGGGTAGTCAGGTTGTTTGGCAGAATATTCAAGGTACTAACACGATCATAAGCACGCCAGAAAGAGGAGCTATCATGGCTCAATGGCAATCTGCTTGGTTTGACTTTGGGGATGACACTCCAAATAAACGTATTCTTGCTGTAGAAGTTGAAGTTTTAACCCATGGTCATAACGAAGTAGAGCTGCTATCTGCTGTAGAATATAGATCTGATGATACATCTTCTGGAGTCCGACCAACAGTATTTGCTCCGCTATACGGAACAGTAAACGAAGATTCACTGTTAGCTCCAGCAACCGGACCATTTGATAAATCGGTCGCAGTATTAGGAACTTCTAAATGGGGAGAAGCTAGATCCACCAAGGTTCGGTGGGACGTTAAAACTGGTCTTGTTGGTTGGTATAGATTTACCCTTAAATCCAGAGCCACGTTCCAAGTTGTTTCGTTCCAAATACATTATGCTGTAAGCGATAACCCAACTATAAACATCAAAGCTGGCGAAAGGAAAGTGATTTAATGCCAAAGACTTATACGACCGAACCATTTGAGGCCAAAGACTTTACTGATTCAGAAGCTTTTAATAGTGAATCCTCGAACATCTTATCAACGTTTAATGGCGTTCTTGATGCTGCTCAGCTTCCTTATGAAACACTGGAGCGTGAAAACTTCGTAGCAAATAGTAGGATTGCTGTTGATTCTAAACCAGATGGTTCTGCAACATCTGGCATTGGAATCATTATGTCAACACAAGCTATTTATAAATCTGCTTCTGACTTAACTACATTTACATGGAATAGACTAGCACCATCTGGTTCGGGACCAGTAGCAGTCTTAGGTCCACCAATAGATTCTTACACGTCAAATGCTGGCTCTTGGGCTACAGGTATTAACTCGTTTAATGGAACACCTACAGGAACATTCTTAAGATTCGTAACAAAGGAAGGGATGATCCGAGGGGACGCACAGATAGACGTTGAATATTTTTTTGTTAGTTCATCCGCAACAGGTTTCACAGGAAACTTTGGTGCTGGATGGAGATGGCAGATTTATGTATTTGCAAACGATCAAATGATTGCCACAACTGGACCTCAGCCAGCAGGAAGAAGAAGAACCGTATCTTTACCATTCGCTTTACCAGTATCATCTACCGATGCTATCGAAATAGATGTGAGATGGTCGGCAACATTTGATGGCTCAGGGCTAAGTCCTGCCGGTATCAAAGAAGTTGATGAGGCAACGATAAGATTTTATAACGCACAACTTTGGGTCAGAAACCAGTATCGCTAGGAGCCATTAATGTCAACAGCTAAGTTTACTTATCAAGGGATTAGATCTACAATAACCGCCGCTGGCGTTAACTCGCCATTTGATTCTTTAGCAGATGCTACAGACGGTACTTTAGGTAGAATAGATCCGCTAAATACCAGAACAGAAGCTTTCAATAGAAACCATATTAAAACTGCTGGTGCTCCAAATCTTTCTGCTGATGAACTAGAATCTCCAGAAGTATTATATGGAGGTGATCCAGCATTTACCGGCGTATTTACAGATATATGGGTTCAGCCTGTAGCTTTTACAGTTACGGAAAATGAAGTTTTGCGAGTTCATTTTAATCCACTGGTAACCTTAACAGCTAGAAGCGGAACCGGATCTGTTGTTGTTCGTGCAAACTCCGCATTTTATTTAAGAGCTTTCGTTACAATCGGTGGTGTTGATACAGCAATCGGAGCACCGTTTGGTTACAACTCAATATGTGCTGGTGATGGTAACACTGGTACATCAGACAATAAAACTTTGTTCTATGAGCGTCTTCCGTTTTCGGCAGTTTGGATCCCAAACGTATCCACAGCAATAACAAACATTAAGATTAAAATCTATTTTGACGATGCTACAAACTTTGCTGTTTCGATGAAGTTTAGATACGGGCTTTACGTCCATCATAAGTATTAAGGAGATACGATGGCTTTTATTCCACCAGTTATATTTGTCGATGGTACACAGCTTTCAGCCAATAGCTTAAAGAGCAACTTTGATGCGGCAAGAAAATATTTAAACGTAGATATTGTTGAAGGAGATCTTGCTTTATCCAGCTTTGGTTTCGCAGACCTACAAGAAGGTGAAGGGGTCAGAGTAACTCCAGACTTTATATTTATGAGTGGCGATATTTATTCTCATTCTTTTGCAAGACATGCTTCCATACCGCAGGAACGTCATTACCATACATCTACAGTTAAGCGTTATGAGCCTTTAAAAACAGTAAGATGGGTATCTGTGCCTAACCTAGCAAAACAATGGTACATGGAAGATTCTGGTAACGCTTTAATCGAGATAGGTTTCTTTGCATTCGAAGCCGAAAACAATGATTGTAGAGGCGCTGTGTTTCCGTGGACTACCAACGTTGGTGGTAAGACAAGATCCAACGGACAAGATACACAGTATCTTCTAGCCATAGATGGTTCTCCAACTACAGCGGCTAGCGAAACAATAGCGTATGCGTTTGCTGAGAGCGGATCAACTACGCAAGTATTTGGTCAAGATTCTATTATGGATGGTGGTGCAAACTACCAAGGTGCCACAAC